ATATCCTTTAAAACTTTATAAACGTCCGTAGCTTTTGATAGATATACATTTGCGCGGAATCTAGGCTCCGTTCCTCCTTTTCCATCGTCTACTAATTCGTCACAATATTGAGCAATTCTATATAAACTATACTTATCTATATCATCGGGATTTACCCAATCTCCCGCCCCAAATCTGTTATTAGTTACTATATCATAAAATACCCAAGCAGGGTTATCTGTATAAAAGAGAGATGTTTCAAAACTGCCGTTCCAAAACTGAGGATATTGAGCTATATTATTAGAAGTATACTCCCTAGGTACATAGCCTTTTGGAATTTTTACCTTTAAACCACGAATCTCGTAGCTTCTTTTGGGTACGCTTCCAAATTCTTTAGAGTCTAGAAATACTCCAATATGCGAAGTATGTGGATACGAAAATTTATCTTTATTTATACCAACAAGCGTGGAAATACTTCCAGTACTGTCTCCCTGATCATGGTCAGAGTTTTGATCTTCTCCACGATTCCCAACGGCGGTTCCTTTGTGTCTAGTTAGTCTAGTGATTCTCACCTTAAAGTCTACAAAAGGTTTAATAAAACTTAAGTCTATAAAATGCTCCATATTGAAAGAGCTTTTCTCTTTTGCATTATGAAAAATTTGACCAACAGAAACTCCTTCCGAGTTTTTAAAAGCATTTTGCCACGGACCAAAACTAGTAGCCCCGGGGGCTTTCCTAGCTATTTGGAACAAATAGACAGCATTATTACTATACTCATCGCCATTTGACTTATTAATTGCTATAAATTGATTATATTGTATTCCTATTCTAAGCTCGTCAAGAGTGGGAACCACAGACGCCGAACCACCAGAAAAAAAGCTACTAGAGATCTCAGTAGGAGAGGCAGCAAAGTCATCCCCTGTTTGAGAATCAGGATATCCAGTAGTGCTATAGCCACTTTGACCCGATAGTATAGTATCATTTGGATTGGCAGTATTCCATACCGATAGATTTAACTGTTTAAGCGCCGGAGTTGATAATTGTCCCGGATTTCCAGTATAAGAAGTTCCTCCCCCGACACCATTAAGCTCTGTAATAGGGGACTGGTATAAACTACCATTTCTAAACTGCGCATTAAAACCGCTTACTTTTACAGGATTTTCAGCATTAATATCGTCAGGACTTGGAGTATCTGATCCTGAGATTATAAAACTATAGGAAGTATTTCCCAAAGAGGGAGCTGAATACGTTACAACTGTACTAGAAGTAATAGAAGAAATTTTTACAAGCTCTAAAAGCTGAACTCTATAAGTATAGCTATTTAAATAGTAGTAGTTTTGATTATAAGTATTTTCAGAGGGGTAAAATATTAAATCTGTACCATCAAGTTTTCCTTCTCCCACAAGAAATACTTCGTTTGTCTCGATATCTGACAGGACAATAAATTTTGAGGCGTCCTCGAGGGTCTCATAAGCAGACGTAAAATTTGAGTCTCCAGTGATAGTTATTTCACCAGCTGTAGCAGCGCCAGAAGTACTGTCTTTCGAAATTCCAGTATTTCGTAGTACTAAATAATTTTCATTTAAAGGTGTCCCTACCATTTCTGGGGGTATTGAAACTCCGGATATAGTACCAGCGGTACCATTAAATGTAATAGTACCATTAATAGGGGAGAAAGGAGCATCAGGATCAATATCTCTTGCTCTGTTTCCATTTAAATATACCGAGGCATCGCCGTACAAAAGACCCTGAATAGGGCCTTCACAAAGAGTATCATGTATAAATACAAACTGTTGATTACTTTTTACCGGAGTAACCATTAATAAATCTCCTTAAATTACCTTTGATGAAAGTTGTAGTAATAACCCCAACCAAAAGGTCCATAACCCCCTCCAGGGCCCCCATACCTATTACTAAAAGTATTTTTCTTATTTCTTATTTCAAATCCGATTGGTCGTCCAGGAACTCTTAGCTGACCATATACTACCGGTACGGGGTCTCCCTCTAAAATAGTTTGTTCTGCTCCCTGAAATAAGTAAGAGCTGTCTCCTTCTCGATCCGGTCCATCCACAGAGGGGTCGGGAGACATTATTTGCTGTATTCCTGTTAGTGCTAAATTAACTGCGGTACCTATTAAAGCGAATGCTGCAATTTGCCAGCCTATTCCTAAGGTTCCTGCTAAAGCAGTGCCTAGACTGCCTGCTACAGTAACAGAGGTACCTGCAATACTACCACTATAAGTTGCAAGTAACTGAGGAGCATAAATAGCAACTACCACTAACGCGATTGCTGCTAGAATTTTACCAAGACCACTTTTTGAGCCTGCGGGTTGCGGAGAAATATATACGTCCCCTTCGCCTAATGATAAAAATAACTCTTCTTCATCTTGAAGTCCTTCGTCTCCAACTTGACAAAGAAATCCAATATTTTTTTCGTGACATTCTATTAAGTACTCTCGTAGCTCTGGAAAATTTGTATTTAAACATCTCATAATGTCTGAAAAAGATTTGGCATAAATTTCGAATTCATTTCCAAATTTTGCTCCAAGTTCACCATCTAAATATACTTTACGATTCATGTCTATAAATTCCTACTAAATATTTACCCCAAAAAGGGTTAAGCTGCTCTCTACAAGATAATCTATTTTCTGCATGATGAAAAAATATACCATTTCCTAAGTAAACCCCACAATGATCAGGAACATCTGCTTTTACTTGAAAAATTAATACATCATTTTTTTGAGGAATGTCTACTTTTACACCTCCCCAGTTTTTAATAATATCTTGAGAAAAATAGTCTAAATCATTTTCCCACCAGTTATCCTCAAAAGGAGCTCTAGGGGGTATGTCAATACCTTCGGATTTTAAATAGTCTCTCATAGCCTCGAAACAGTCTTGAGTACCAAATTCATACTCTCTACCAATTAAAGGACTTTTTAGCGTTTTAGGCTCTATAATATTTAATTCCATATTAGGATAACTAAAAATCCAATAAGGAACTCCTAATGCGTTACAGTAATCTATATCCGATTTACTAGCTTCATTTGATGAGTTTGGATGACTATGTACAATTGCTAAAATATCACATTTTTTAACAACATTAAAATAATCTTCAGATGACATTATAAAATCATCTTCGTCGTCTGCAATGTTTCTGCAGGGAAACCAACGTTTTTTCCCTTTTATAATTCCTACAATTCCGCACCCTTCTCGAGGGTATTCTTTTTTAAAATGCTCTTCTATGTCTTCAATCACTACTTAAACTTACGGCTTCCAGGAAACCCTCCAAATGGTAAAGGTCGCTCTTCATATGTATGCACATTATTTCCGTCGAGGGGATGAAATCTTAATTTACACGCTTGGACTGTTTTTGCACATTGATCTGCGGCTGCGGTTAGAACAGGAGCATTATCTATATCAAATCTTAGCCCTGATGTATCTTGCCAAGTACACCCTGATTTAGGGTCTCCGTTCTCTACTCCTTTATACTCCCAAGGGCAGTACTTTCCTATAACATATCGATTTGGTATTTTTAGCCCTTCAATATCTATAGGACTTGCTAATTCAAACTGAACTAGTATAGGTGTTTCAGCTACTACTCTATCTACTACATACTTAGCGATAGGAAACTCTCTTGGGTTAGGTACTGCTGCTATAACACTCGCCCTATCGTCATAGCTATACATTGAGCCAGATATTTTAACGTATGTATTACTTAGAAGAGTTCTTCTATATGTAACTATAGACCCTAAAATATCTTCATTCTTATTAATACTTAATGCTGTTAGTTGTGCCTCAAAAGTTGTTTCATCAGAGTCGCCATCTGAGTCTGCTGCTATACTTCTTGCCATGGCTGCAACATTTCCAACAGTTATAGTAGGTCTTGAAGACGCTCCTGATGCCTCTACTGCTACACCATCTATCTCAATAGGAGTTGCTAAATATTCTGCCCAAACTAAAGTTCCTGTGGTATTTTCATAAGGCATCCAAATATTTGTATTATCAGGATCTAGCCCATTTATTAAATGAATATATTCTGTTCGCTTAATACCACTTGAATCAATATAGATTAAATCAATATCAAAAAGTTCTATATAAGAATCGTCAAGTTCTGTACTTTGTACTACATCAATTAAATCAGTCATGCTGTTGGCTCAAATACTCTTCTAAAGGTTGCGGATAATGCCGCAGTGTTCTCATTTATATAAGTAATATTATATCCATCACAAGCCACTGTAACGATTTCATTAGTTTCTGTGGGGGAAACACTCTCAGCATCTTTTGTATTAGTAACTGTCATTTGGAAATTTTTTGCA